TTAAAAAACTCAGACGGTATACTTGCTGGAATTATTACAGATAATGAGAGTACTGCTAAAACTGATGATGTAGTCGGAACAACCAAGCCGGTTCCAACTGGTAAAACTGGAGACGGAAGTGGAACTGATGTCACAGCAGAATCAATGGGTACCCATTTTAGATATACAATGAGAACTAATGGACTTGATTATGAATGTGAGATAGGAGAAGGTGGAGTAATTGAAATGGAACCAGTAAATGGGAAAGGAGCAATTGGATCAATCGCTTGGGAAAATTCTAAAGTTATATGGTATACTGACGCAGATAACAATGGTACTATTGATAATTCACCATTAATGATGGACGGAGAAATTGAGAATCCTTACGATAAGAAATTTTTCACATCAATGTTTACGGATAAAGCGTTCAAGGATAAAGTAATTAAGGAATGGGAAGATAAGTACGGAGGATCTGAATTAAATGGCGAAAACCTAAAGGCAATGCTATATTATAGAAATGGAACTCCTATTTTTGCGTCTACTGCATCCAATATAGAAGTAGCAACGGCAGCGGATGATCCATATAAGAAGAAGCTTAAAATATTTTAAAAAAAGAACTATTATAATGTATAACACAGAAATTTATAAGAATAGGAAATTGAATGAGCAGACTGCTGTTATTTCTAAGGACTATGATGAGCGACTTAAGGGATATCTAGATAATGAAGATTTCTTAGAAGTATTAAGTGATGCGTTTAAAGGCTTAGAAGACGGGGATAAAACTACAACAACTGAGCTTGCAATTGATGGTAAGGAATTTGGAATATTATCAGACGATGTTATTTATATAGAAGTAGATAAAAAGGACGAGAACGCTCCTAAATTTACACTATATGTCGTAAACGATGAATATGTATTTGACGGAGTTAATATGGCAGTCGCAGCAAATTTATTTAAACAATCTACGAAAGGAGATATTGGAGTAGTCGGAACAGGTTTAAATTATCTAGGATCACTAGTTGGACTAGGAGATCCAGGAGATGATGGAACCGATGAGACAATGTTGATTGGAGTAGCTGCTGCACTTGGTGCAATTGCTGCAGAAAAGAGATTAGATCCAAAGGTATATTTTGATGCACTTGCTGGTAAAGTAGGAAACATCTCTGGAATGTTAGAAACTGAATTCTCAGGTAGAGCAGAAGCAACATCGCTGAATTTATTTAGACGACCAATATCAGATTCATGGACTAGAGGAATTAGCCTAGGTTCAATACTTGGAGATATAGCATTAACAGTAGGAACATTAGGAATGGGAACAGTTGCTAATGCTACATTGAAAGGAGCAGCAGCAGCTGCTAAATTAGGATCTAAAGCTTCTAAAATTGCTAAATCAACGAAGGTTGGAAGAGGAGTAATTAAAGTAGGAGATAAAGCATTAACTGGAGTAAAGGGAGTAGTATCAAGAATTCCAGGATGGAAGAAACTTGCAGGATCAACTAAGATAACACATCTTGGGCAACATGTAAAGGTTGGATCAACGATAACGCTAAAGGGTTCTAAATATCCAGCTAAGATTCTTAAGACGAGTCCAACTAAAGGAGTATTTATGAAAAGTACAGAAGGACCAGGTAAAAATCTACCAGGATTCTGGACATCAACTGATGATTTCTTAGTACAAGTAGATCCGGGATTAGCAAATAAAATATTAAATAGCGCAGGAGTAGGATCAACTGCAGCAGCGGTTGCATTAGCTACTAAAAAAGCAGGAGATTTAGGGGATGCACCTTCAATGAATGTTGCAGAGATCATTGGATGGTATGATTCAACAACAGCTGATCCATCGGATTACATAGCAGGAGTAGAGGAAGCAGATATTGAAACACTAGCAACTATGTTAGTAGATCTTAAAGCAGGAACTGGATTTTTTGGTAATACAACAGATACTGAAGAATTACAAATCGCATTAATTATTACTTCACTTTCTCCAGAAGGAGCAAAAGAGATAGATGAAGAATATAAAAAATTAGATCCAGGAAATACTGTATATGCATTGCTAGACGATGAGCTTGGAGGAGACATGGGAGATATGGCTAAAACATGGTGGGCAGCAATTACTGGTGATGGAATTGATAATCATCCAGAAATAGCTAAGTATAAAGAAGCAATTAGCAAAATGTAATATTACTTAATAAACTTAAAAAGCCAGCATTAGCTGGCTTTTTTATTGTCTTATAATTTGTGATTAGAGTTTAAATTTACGAATATGTCTATATGAATTACTTTCGTAAGTTTTTTCAACCTTTGTTTTATTTTTCTTAGGCGTAATGTCGCTTTCAATTTTATCAATCTCAGCTTGTTTATCGTCATATGCAAAATTCCAAAAATCTTGAACGTCTTGTGGAATATCATCTTTGTGTCTGTTTTGTGCATATGCTACCATTCCGATATCAACTAGGTTAATTAGTTCTGCATTCTTTTGTAATCCTCCGTGAAGAACCTCAGTTGCCGAACTATCATTTATTGTATCTAATATTGGAACAACATATGCTGCCTTTGGATTCTCAGCTAATTCTCTATTAATTCTATCCTGCATGGATTGGTTAATAGATACTGCTCCAAGATTCTCTAATTCTCCATCTGTCATTCCAGATACATCAAATCCCATTATTAATTTAGCAACCTGTTTTCCTATGAAGAGTGTTAGGTTTCTTGAGAATTTAAATGCGGTACGACCGACCTTCGCTGCTCCTTTTGCGTATGAAACTGTTTTACCATAATTACGCTCAATGTGCTTTAAATTATCAGCAAGTTCTCTATAAAAATTAAGAACATTTCCTTCAGTACGTTTTGCATACTTTTTACCTATTTCACTTGCTAATTCTGGACCATATCTCTTTTGAAGGAAGTTTACAGATTTTAATACTGATCCGTCTAATTGTTTTAAGATAGCTCCTTGTGAATCCTTAATTATTAACTTATTTCCACTTGCAGTAATCATTGTTCCTTGTCTACTAGCAGCTGCTTCAAAAAATTCATCAATTTGTTTAACATGACCTTGTTTTATAATCTGAGGAACGTCATCTGCAAACTTAGCAGATTTACTAGAGAATGTCCCGAACATCTCTGCAATCGATGCAAAGAATTTCTTCAATGGTTTACCTAAGAAAGGTACCCATCCTACAACTGTTCCTAAAAACTTGTTAAAGAATGTGTCCATCATTTGTCCAACTAATGGTATTGATTTCTTAGATGCCTTTGCTACGTATTCTAATGCTTTTTCTCCTTCCGGTCCTGCTTTAGCAAGTAGTTCTAATGCTTCATCAGATACTTTAGCGCTTCCGGTCTTAACTCCCTGTTCAATTGTAGTTTTACCTCCTTTAGTTACAACCTTTTCAGCTTGCATATACTCAGTGGTTACCTTAACAATTGATTTTCCAGCTTTACTTACCTGGAACATTCCTTTCATAATATTTCCGGCGAATGGTATAGCTGCTGCTGCGAATGATATAAGAGCGAGAGCCCATTTTCCAGAGTCTCCATTGATCGCTCTGATCATATAAATAACTCCATTTAAAACATCGAATATTGCTCCTGCGTTTCCAAATAAATCTCCTACTAATCCAAGAATATCTAAGATGAAATGTATAATTCCTATCATTGATCCTCCTTCAGTTAAGGCACTAAGTAGTCCCTTTAGCATTCCAAGAATTCCACCACTTCCAGTATCTCCAGTTCCAACACCATCTGTTGTACTTTCAATATTAGTCATTACGTTATTCCAGTCTTCATCTCCCATTGCAGCAGATGCTACATTAGGATCAGTCGTAATTGCCTGTTCATTCACCCTAGGTGATTTAAGTTTTGAGATTGTAGACTTAATACGCTCTTCAATTTGAACAATCTGGTCATCTGAGATGATCCCTGTTGCTTTTTCTAAAAGGATATTCTTACCATTAATTAAAGCTCTATGATATTCATCAACTTTCTTAAATCCTTCTTCTAGTAATTGTTTAATTTCTAATTGAATAAGGATATCTCCTGGAATTAATGAATCCGCTCTCTGTAATATAGTTGATTCATAAATCAACGAATCTGCATAAGAAGGATTAGATATTCCAAACGATTGGATATTATCTACATACGGAATTATGTGGCGCATGAGCTATAGTTATTTTTATTATTTATTCAACTATATAGACAAAAAAGGCCCTCAATTGAGGGCCTTCCTTGAATTATATAAGTAGTAGCTTACATGTTGAATATTCTTCGTAATTCGGCTCTTTGTCGATTAATTAGATCTGGAGAATATGCAGCGATTAATCTCTTAACGTCTTCTTGATTCTCTACATATAATAAATCTCTAAGAAATGGATCTTGAATTAGAGTTTTTTCCGGATCATATTCGATTTGAATAGCAGCGAGACAGTTAGATGCTAATGTTTCATAGAATCTATATGTCGTAACATTATTAAGATGTTCTTCGTCACCTGTGATAAATGATACTTTTACTTTATCCAATTGAACCATTAAATCTTCATGCTTTAATTTCTTCATGAAATCTCCAGGAACCTTATCTGATTTATATCCAATCTTAAGGTTTTTAGTATCTGCAGGAAAATACTTTCGTAATTGATTTTCTCTAAATGATCCGCGTTTATCTCCGAAATAAACTAAGTCGTATTCTTTTTCAAGAGTTTCATCAGCTGGAGCAAATACGTCAAATTGATCAGAATTTGTAAATCGTTCCTTAAAAATGTAAGTGAACCAATCTACTTGTTGCCAATAATCAGGCTGATATCCTAGGAATTGCTTGATATTTTTTCCGGCAAATAGATAAGTTGCTTCCTTTAAGATTCTTTCCCATGGTTCAACTGAATCATTACATAAATCAAATCTCTCAGAAATGGTTTTTGCATAATTCATTGGCGGGATACGTGGATCATTAATAAGGAAATAAATCTTTCCTTTAAACTTTGCAAGGTTATTACAAATAGTTTCACAATGTTCTCCCATAACTCCTCCGAAGAAATTAGGTGTAGATAATTGAACAATAACTGCTCCGTATTCTGAGAAATCATTATCCGTATAATTATGATAGAAATCTAAATCTTTCATGTTTCGATTTTTATATCCAACACAATCAACTTGAGCTCCTTTTTCTTCCATCATCTTCTTAAAGAACATTGCCTCTAATCCTCTATGATTTAAATCATTATACGTTAAATTTGCGAATACTGATGTTAGTGCTATTTTTTTCATTTTTTCTCGTTTTCGTAGTTTTCTAGTCCTTGAATATATGCAACCGCATCTAATAGATTATCTTTCTTGTGATTATAGGACTCACGAGAGAACTTCAAAGCTATTAATGCTTTGAACATATCACCTCCAGTAACCTGATGTCCTGTCATGCCATTAAATATCATAGCGGCACGTTCCATACCCTCTGAGAATGGTCCGTAGTTTCTATCTGCTTCTTCTGAGCGATTATTTACTATATCGTTTGCTTCTTCTAATATTGATTGTTCTTTTGCCATATTGTATTATTTTATACTACAAATTATACTTCCGTTTCATGGGACATAAAAAAAGCGGATAATTTTATCCGCTTTAGTATTATTTAGTAATGTTTTAATTATGAGCGTAATTTACCATATTTAGCCATTAGCACTGAAGTATCAACTGACTCGTTTACTTTACCTTTTTCCTCTTTATCGTCGTCATCGTCCTTTTTAGAATCTTTTACTTTATCCTTTTTAGAATCTTTAGCATCTTCGTCTTTTTCATCTTTGTCTTTCTTTCCAGCTTTCTTAGCATTTTTCTTATCGTGATATGCTTTAAGTCCAGCTGGCATTTCTCCTTCGTTTACTTTAGCCTTTGGAGATTTAATCTCAGCTTTAGATAAATCAACGTTAATGTAATCTTCTTTCAATCTAGAAATAGATTCTTGAATATTAGTTTTAAGTTTTTCTAATTCTACGATTTGAGATTTATCTACGTCTTTAGAATTAATAGTTTCATTTAATTTCTTAACTGATCCTTCTAATTTAGCAACGTTTTCTAATATCCCGGCCTTAGCGGCTTCAACTCTTCTTTTAGCTTCAATTGACTCATCAATTTTAGATTTGAAAATTGGGCTAATGTCATATTGAAAATTTTCATTAAAGAAATCAAACATTTGATGTTCATCAACTTTACTCCAAACTCTTTCAGCTGAATTAGGTTTATTACAAACTACATAGTTTCCAGATAATTCAAAAACTGTAGCTTCTGAGATCAATCTATCATTAGTGATATTCTTAATGAATTCAAAAGTAACGATGCTATTGATATTCTCAAATACATAATTTACTCTGTTTCTAACATCTGGAGTTTCCATAACTAATGCTTCAGATAAATTAATAGAACCTAATCCATCAACTTTATTATCATTTAAATAAATATCTAATCCATTAGATTCATTAGTATTTAATCCAAGTTTAAAGTTTCTGATAGAATTACTTTCTACTCCTTCTCTTGAAGATGAAGGTTTAAATCCTAATGTAGCAAATGCTTCAGCTAGGCTATAAAATTCTGGGAATTTAGCTTGAACGAATTCCGGATTCATTGTAGCAATTGTGAAGTTTTCATTGATGTGAACTTCAGTTTCATTTCCAGTTAACTTAGTTGATTCTGAGATTTTAATAAATCTACCATCAGCATATGTTAAGATACCATTCTTAAGTTTCTTTGCCGGAGCAATTAAGTTTTGAATTTTAGTATCTGATGTTCCAGCTCCTAATGTGAATGATCCATCCTTTGATGATTCCATAATTCTTAGGTTATTAACCAATTGAGTTACAAGTGGAAGATTTGATTCTCCATGCATTAAGTTAATAATGTCTGCGCTGTATTTGTTATCAACTAATGATTGCTTCAATGTAGCAGAAATAGACTCATATAATCTAGTAACTCCCTTTGAGTTATCCATCATATGAATTGTATTTAATACTTCTAAATCATTTGCTCTATTTTCAAGAACATTAACTACTTGATCAACTGCAGACTTAACTGATTTCTCATGGATATGCTGTGTGAATTCACTGATAAAAGAAGGATATAATTGGAATTCAGCGTTTCCAGTATTAAGTGCATTCTGGTAATTATCTACCTTAGACTTAATAATTGGATTTGAATAGGCATTCGATTCTCTAATTAGAGAAAGCTTACCATTTAAATTAGCAACCTTACTCATTTCATTTAGAATTGAATTAGGAGTACTTTCTTGTTTTTTAAATTGAGACAATAATGCGTTTAGCTTATCACTTTTAAGGTGCTCATTAATTCCGATTAAGGAATTTTTAAGTTCCACGTATATATTATCATATGTGTTATTACTAGCGATCGACTTGTTAGTTGATTCTATGACTAGTCTCACTAAAGAGTTCTCATTCAATTTAGAGTCGCTCTTTAATTCGATTATTACGTTATTTACAAAATCCTTCATTCCTATGCAAATTATTTTTTATTATTTATCAGCCTCAATTAATCTTTTTAGTCAATTTTGAGAAAACAACTACATCCTTTAACTTCTTTCCAGCATTAGAAACTTCTGTTCTAATTTTCTTAGGATTAGGCATCCCATATCTATTAACAGCAGGTGCAACTGCCTTTTGTTTGATTAATGAGTTTCTAGTAATTGAGAATTTCTTTTTATCTTCGTTTAAAACCAACTGGGCAATTTTATTTTCGAGATTAGTTATCTTAGCTTCTCTATTTTCTACCTCAGCATATGCGCTTTTTGCTGCTTTAATAGCCGCATCTACGTCACGTTGTTGTGTAGGTTTTCTCCACTGTCCTGAGTACATTAAAGTTTCAGTTCCTTCTTGTGAAACTGATGTAATATAAACAGTTTGATTGCTTGATTTAAGAACAGTGGAGCTATCTGTTTTAGATACCTTAAATGATATTTCACCGCTTGCTAAATTCTCAGTAACATCACTATTATCATTATGAATCTGTATTTTACCCTCGGTAGTTTCAAATGTCATTCTATACGAAGCAGCATTTAAATTAAGATCTAATGGAAATGGCTTCGTATTGATGATGTTGAACATCTTTAATTTAATAACGTTATCAAATGGTGACATTATAAATCTCAATGCTCCTGGTCCAAATATTACTTCATCTGCTATATCTCTAGTTTTTAACATTCCGTTATTATTAGATATTGATATATTGTTGCTATTAAAAAATACTGGGATATATTCAGTAGTAGTTAATGGTGTAATTTGAACTGGGAAATCTCCTTCAAATCCTGGAGCAAACGAAGGTTCGATGAATAACTTAGTTGCTTCAAAATCCTTTTTAATTATCTTATTGTATACTTTCTGAGATTGTGGTTCGTCAGATAGTGGAATAACATTTAATTTTCTTCCATATTTTTTAGGAGATAATAATGAATATGATGCTTCTCTAATAATTTGTTCTCCATTTCGTCTATTAGTTAATCTAGATAACAAGTCAATTGACATACTCACCGCAGATCCAGCGTATTTTAATACTGGACGATATACTAATGGTTCGTCCCAGTCATCTTCTTGAAATATAATTTGACGTGATGTGTTATGGAATGAACTTCCTACTTGCTCAAACACACTAAGTTGATGGATTATTACCCAGTCATCGTTTGGGTTTCTCTTATTTAAAATTGAGATTAGTTCCTCAGGAAATCCTCCATTCCAAGTTAAATAATATTCTATGAAATCTCCACCTGTTGCCTCGCCGACATATGTTCCTACATTATCAAATTCGTTTGTTTGAGAAACTGATGCTGAATAGTTTTCAGTAATTTCAAATACGTCATATTTAACGTTAATATTTGTTGCTAACTTAGAACGTTTAGCACATTCAGATAATGAAACTGTAATTGGTGCATTTGTTATGAATCCACTATATCCTCCATCAGTTGGAGTAATCATAGCCGAGAATGTTATAGCTTTATTAGGAGCAGTATCAAAATCTTGATTTATATTTTTAATGGATGGAACTAATACGTCAATGTATCTATCAAATTGAGAATCCGATAAAAATAAAGGCTTAGAATTAAATGTGATTAGTTCACCAATGGTTTCAGGAGCAAGTAGTATATTCGTGAATAAATGATTTTCACCATTATTTTGCTTATTCATTATTGCTAGAATTAAAGCCTCAAATCCAGCAAAATCAAATCCTGAAATAAAATGGAATCTTACTCTGTCATAAACTACGTTATAACCAGTAAGAGATGATTCAGTCATATCACTATCAAATCCCGTATAGTTAGGAGTCTTCTCGCTGTCTAAATATACATTCTTGTTATTTCCAATATGAGTAACTGTTAAATCTTTTATATTTCTAGTAGTTGACAAGGATCCATCATCGTTGTATATTTGATATACACCAGACTTGTCATTTTTCAATAACTTGATGTTGTCATTTAGGAAGTTAGATGAACCGATCGGTTCAAACATATACTCAACTAAACAATACGATGTTAAACTTATAAATCTGCTTTGAGTTGCCATTGTCTTCTAGTTATAAACCATACGGTTTAAGTAATTTTTTAATGTGTCTATTTAAATTATAAGTTGCAGTAAGCCCAACTGTGAATCCATGACTGATGTTTCCACTTGGATTAAATACTACTCCATATCCTATAGACGGTCCGAATACTACTGGACTCTCTTTTGATGTAACCATTTTCTTATCTAGAATTGCTCCTTGAATATCAGTTACTACAAATCCTGGGTAATCTGATTTTATGAATATCTCATAGTGATCCTTTCCTTCCTTAATTCCTGTGATGAATGACATTCCAATCTCATTTGAATTTATGAATGTAGTTGGGTTACGAATTCCAAGTGAATCGTATATGAATCTAGTTTCACCTGCTAGTTTTTGATAATTACCAATACTATACGTCGTATCCCTACTCCAATTTAATCCTGTATATCCATTTGGATATTGTGTAATATATGTATGAACTTCAAACGGTACCTCTTTGATAGTAACAGTGTTCTTGATTACTATTTTGGGATTGCCTACTAGATTCTTAACCTCATCATATAATTCTTTATTAAGATCCTTTAATTCTTTCTCAGACGCAATTAGAATGCCTTTCTCATATGTTAGATCTCCTGCCTTATCTCTATATGTAGTTATACTATCATTGAGTACTAACTGATTCATATGAGCAATTTTAAGATCGTTGTCTAGATTAGAAGATCTATTGCACTGTTTTAAATATAACAATGCTAGAACTACGATAACTATCATTAGTATCGTATTAAGATTGATTTGTTTTAGTTTTTCTAACATAATTATGAATTTACTATTTCATTAAGAACCTCCTGTGTGATCTTAGATCCAGTGTCTTCTTCTAATTTATTTATTAGAGATATCTCAGACTCTCGTAAATTATATAGTTCCGATGAAATTATATTCTTAGCGTCAACTAACTTTAACATTTCATTCTCTAATTTACTAATTTCAATATGTATCTCAGCATATCTATTAACGATTGCTTTAAGTTCGATTTTATCTTCTTGTTTAATATTCATTAATCTACGATTTTAACTTCTAACGGACTAGATAATAGATTTTCTATTTTTCTAAGTCTTGCTTCTACTCCTGACATATCAGTCATTGAATATCCTGCACTATTATTCTCTGATTTATTACCCTCGTTGTTTGTAACATTTGAAGAATTATCAGTTGTTGTTTTATTATCCGATCCAGCAGTTTCAGATTTAACTTCAGTTAGAGTAACGTCACTACCCTCTGGAGAAGCAGGCTTAGCTACTTCAGCAGGAGGTGGAGTATTAATTGGTGCAATCCTTTTATCTATTCCTATCTTTTCTTTCAATACCTCAGTCTCGCTCATTACTTCGTCGATTACTGAATTTTCATTATCTCCTATCGCCTGAGAGCTATCTTCATTTAATTCATTAATTATACTGTTTGATTCCTCTACATCACTCTCCGATTCAGGATTATTGCTCTTAGTTAAGAATGCTAGTTCATTTGCTGTGTATGCATCCATATCATCACTAAATTCTCCACTATTTGATGACGACGACGAAACTGAACTTGTATTATTAATAAAATCAGACGTGGAATCTGAACTTGTATTATTAATAACATCAGGCGTGGAATCTGAACTTGTATTATTAATAACATCAGACGTGGAATCTGAACTTGTATTATTAATAACATCAGACGTGGAATCTTCTTTCTTATCTAAATATGATCTATCATTACTAGAAGCATCATTTATTGAATTATCAATATTTGATATATTACTAGCTTCAGTTACTAATTCATATCCTGATTTACTCATCAACTCAGCACGTGATTCCTCACTTAATTTAGCAGGCTCCATTATGTTTCCTAGCGAAGTATTTTGAAGTTGATCAATTAGTGTCAATTCTCCTTCTAATCCAGGAGTATTCTCGGTAACTTCTCCCTCTAATATTTCATCCCTTTCAGTAGTTTCTCCATTAAGTGGATTTTCACCATCTATTGCCTCATCTACTATATCCTCGTCATTCAACGTATTAACAGCTTCATCAGATTCACTACTATTTAGTTCTTTGAATGCCAATTGAACAATGTTATTATCAGCATCAAGTCCATCAATTTCTGCATTGATTAATATGTCACTATATGCTTCTGTAAAATCGTCAGATTCTGAATTTAGTAAATCTGTGATACTTAAACCGGATCCTGCTATTCCAGAAATAACCGCGCTATATCTAGCATTAAGCTCTTCACTTGGATCAATTGATTTTAGTTTCTCATTTTGTTCAAGTTTACGTAAAGTACTTGCACCCTTTTTTAATCTATTATATAGATCTGGATTCCGGTTCATTGCTAATACTTCAACGTCATTCTGTTGACTATTAGTTTTACCATTATCATTGAATAACAATTTAAATGGTGATCCATTATCTAGTGCATTTAACTCATCAATAGGATACGGATGTTCTTCCGCATACTTGATATTCTCTTGTATTCGATTATCACGTTTCTTATTGTAGTTTTCTATGTAATTTGCAACACTCAAGATTTACTAGTTTTTATTATTTATTAGGATTTTAAATGAGAAGGTAAGTTTACGAGCAACGGAGCACCACTCGCTTCCTTATGTCTTGAAATCTCTGAAATTCTTTCGTTTTCTTCTTCAATATCCTTATTAATGATATTTAATAGTAGCGAATATTCCATGTATTCTAAATTATATAATGTGTCGAAACTTTGGTTAAGCTTCACCGCTAATCGAGCATTAAGCTCAAATAAGTTCATCAAGTCCAGCTGAAACAATGAAAATATCTTTGACAGTGAAGCTTCCTCCCAAAAAAATCGAGCTCTCCAATCGGGATTTACATTTCTCACAGACTCCAGTCGCTTTATTAACAGCGGACTTTCGTAACATTTCTGTGAACTTATGAATGATCGTGAATTTAAGATCTGACCATCCGAATGTATCTTGTTTTAAATTAGACATTGATATTCTATTCAATTGTTTAAAATCTGAAACTAAGTAGGGTCCGACATTGTAAAATGCCTTATCTATTTCTATTCCGGCTTTTTCCTCTTCCTTTCTCTTCTCTCTGAATTTATCAATAACTCCAGATGTAGGTAAATAGAATTTAATAGTTTCTTCTAGCTTAGGGGAATGTAGCACGAAGCATTTTTCCTCTTCGTTGTAATATTTATATAGTTCATCAGGTACTTCAAATCCCAATAGATTTTTACTAGTAACCTGAATCTTATTAACGTGTTTACAGCTTCCACTTGCACATCTTAATTTTGCCATCAACTTATTCTCTTGATTAGGGAATGTTAATTCGTAAATTCTAAATAGAATGTAATATTTATCTGCATCTGAATAATCACTAAAATTCATAAGTCTAGGATTTCCTCTGACTTTAAATTTTGTACATTTATTAAGAACAAAGTTTATTTTTTCTCTTACATCTAATGGATCATGTTCATCCATAGTAGACCAGTGTCTAATTTCTTTACCTTTTGCTGATTTGATTAATAACTCAGCATCTTGAGGGTAAAACATTCCACGAGATGGAAGTAAGTCTAGATTTAACAGTTTCCACGGTGAATCCTCAGCCGCTGACATTCCAGTGTCATGATGTTCGTAACTCTTAGCTTTACCAAGAGAAGTAACGAGTTCTGATTTTTCTACAATTTCTTCTGCTAAGTGTGTATCAATAGGTTTATTAACTCCACCTTCTGCATCCATTGCATCTAGTGCATTAAGATCGTCATTTTGGTTCTCATCCATAAATAATAGGTTTTTTAATCTTATATAAAAAAAGAAGCCGCTAGTTTTAGAAACTTCGGCTTTCTATAATATTATTTATTTGATTATGAGTTAATGAACTCTGAGAAACTAAATGCTCGATATTTAGACTCATATAGACGTTCGATCGAATCTATGTAAATTTCTTGAGTATCTAATGTTTCCGGATCTTTGATATATGCTTTGATCGTATGATCACGTCTATTAATATCAATTTTTTCTAATTTACCTATTACTACTCTTCCGTGCTTAGAATCAAGTTGTGAATTAACTAGTAATCCCCTAACTCTCATTCCTGGTCTAAAGTAATGCTTGATAATATTTACGTTAGTATCGAATTCAGTCATACCAACATCACTATTTAAAGATAGATCGCTGAGTGGAAGTTGTTTAATTGATATTCCAGGTGTAAATTGACTACGTCCAGTTACAAAGTTAAAATCGCCAGATTGACCTGTGAAGGGTAATCCCGCCATTTGATCTCTTTGTTGAAATCCATTATATCCTCTAGCTTCGTCTAATTTACTCATTACAGTAAAGGTTGTGTATTCTTTCTATGTCCCATGATAGTGAATGTTCCACCATCGACTGGAGTTCCAGAATCGTCTGTAAATTCAAATTTATATAAAACTACATTTAGTGTTTTACCTTCTAAATATGTTTTTGGGTATATTACAGCGGATGCATCATTGTTATGAATTCCCCAGATCTTAATATGAGTTGCTGTTATTAAATTAACGCTTACGAATTCAACCTTTACGATTGCACCTAATGCGTTACCAATTTTATCAGCAACTGTTGGACCACCAACTTGTAAATATTTCATTGTAGTTTTAGTAATATCAACCTGTCTAGTGTCAGTGCTAATATAAATTGGCTTATATGACACATTGTTACTAAGAGCAATTATTTCTGTTGCGAAATCGTTCATTTGTATATTATTATTTTACTTTTCCGTAGACTATTAATGCCATTATCGAAACTGCGTACATTGAATTAGGATTAACTATCTTTATTCTATTTATCAGATGACGTGGGTCATTTGACTTAGGATTCGTAAACATCACAAATAAATTATATAATGGATGCTTCTTATAATCTAGTGTTTCTGCGTCTTCTATCCATATTTCAACGTTCTTGTCTACTATATCTATTTCTTCTCCGTTTGAATCATTAGTAGGATATTTGATTTTCACCATAATCCCTCTTACGTAAATTGAATCAGACATTAAGTCTAATACAGGAGATCCTGCTGTTAATATTTGATTATCAAATAATGTTAATTCTCCTCCGTCCATGCTTCCTTCTAACGCAATGCATGATTTACCATCTACTGGGAAAGCAAAGTCATCAAGGCAGAATGAAGTTTCGGCTTTTGCACCATCTACTATCTTAAAACATTTGTCGTCAAATAATTGTAAAATAGGTTGATTGTCGGCAGCATCATTGCTACATACAGTATTGAGTTTAGGTATCGCCATGGGGTTTGATTATTTTATGGGTAAATTTACCAGTCCGAGGATCTATCATCTTAGAATAAATTGGAGTAGTTCCGCGTGAATAATTAAGTTCTTCGTCTATTCCAGCTTTAGTATGAGGATCCTCTGGTTTAATTACCTCAGGCTCGGCAGCCTTTTTAAGTTCTTCGTCAATCTTAGCATCTATCTCAGCTGCTTTATCCATTGATTTTTCAAGTTCTTCATCTATGTTATATGAAGTAAATGCAAGAGCAGATGGTTCATCATCAATCATTTGTTGATATTCTTCGTATGTCATGCTATCTTTCCTAGCATTTCCCATTTCTTTTGCTTTTTCAAATACTTTCTTAAGTTCAAGATCTTTTGCGTTTTTGATTATATCATCATTAGTTGGCTCAATTGGAGTATCTTCTATTTTATCATCCTTTAAATCTGAGAATTTAATGTAGAAGTGAAGTGCAGTTAACGACATAATAGGTAATGTTCCACCCTGTATAGTTGCTAAAAAACGTCTATGGTCAAGTACGTCCCAGTCCTCAAACATCGGTCTAATAAGTTCAATCCATGATAAGAAGTTTTCTCCTGTTGGATTTATATCTCTAAATTCATAGAATATATTTCCAGTTATCTGAATTAATGTAACTAATCCAAATAGGAACCATATTGATCCTCTTTTCATTTTAATAGATGAGGCGGAAACTGATGCTAATGCGAATATTTCTATTGCGACAGATAAGTATATTGCCCAACTATATGGATTTCCTATATCATACCAACTAACTACGTGACTAATTGACATAATTACAACCAATAAAATTGGAAGTAAGAATGAGTTACGTATAATTGAGTTTCTATTATCTCTGATCCATTTAATCATTCTGAAGACTCTTTATTTTATCTTTTATAAGAGTATGGAATCCCATTAATTGAGGAGTTCTATCTACTCTTGATATTGTATCATCTAATGCTAAATATATTGATAATTTATCGGTTCTCAACAATTCAGGTATTGAATCCAATTTAGCATTATTTATAACAATGATATTACTTAGACTATCAATTGAATTTGTGAATTCAGTTTCAGCCTTTTCAAATCTATTAATATTTCTTGATTTTCCACATGATCTAATGAATACAATAGCTAATATTGCACATATGATGTAGAATTTATATTTAATTAGAAAATCTTTCATTTTTCAATGTGTTTATTTTTATTATTTATTAAGCAAATGTTATAATATACTTTGCACTCCTAATATGATGCCGATCGCGGTAATTGCACTTAATGTTGCCATATATCCGATATCGTATTTAAATTTACGAGGTTTATAATTTTTATAATCAAATTGGATTAATACTACGTATCCGTAGAACTCATCAGTTGATACTCTTTCATAATCTGCCGTTATAACATCTAGAATTCCTTCATTTTGTAAAAAGTCAGTGTATTTTCTCATTGCATCAGATACGAATCTTAATTCAACTGATTCTTTAGAGTCCTCAGTATACATTAATAATTCAGGGTTTAGGTTCACTCCAATGAATAACGTGCTACCTTCCTTTTTGATTCCAAGACGTTCAAGTTTTCCTTCGTTTTCTAAATCATTTAGGATATTAGTATATTTAGAAAAGTATGCTCGATCCTTTAATGCAAGCATGAGTGACTTGTACACTCGTTTCGGGTAAATGTAATCTTTAGTTTTCATATGTCAAAAATGTGATTTAATGTTTCCTTAAATTCTGGATTTTTTTCTAAAACTCTAGATTTAATATCAGTTCTTATTTTTCTGAGTTTAGTTTTTACTGTATTCTCGTTGATGGAATACGTGTCAGCAATAGACTTTACTTTGTGCTTTTTAATCATTTTATCAACTGCAATATTTCTAAGAAGCGTATCTTCAATTCCATGTATCTCTGAAACAGTTAGATTGTACATTGAATTGAAATCACTTTCAAAATCTTCGAAATCATCAACCTCTGAATATCCACCAACATCAGTATTATCAGTGATTCCATCAAATGAACCAAACGAATTTCGTTTTTTCATGTGTAGATAATAAAGGGTCTCATTCCTAGCAATTGTGTAAATCCACGTTGTAAATCTTCCCTTCTCAAAATCAAATTTAGCAACGTTATTAAAAATCTTTTTTAGAGTCCATTGTAACGCCTCATCTGTGTCGTCATTATCCATGCAAAATTTCCATATATGATAGCGTAACTTAGGGTATATCAAGGATGCAAGCTCGTTTCGTTCACGTTCGGTTATCGAGTTATCTCCAAATTTTACTGCTATTTTCTGAATTCTTTCATTAATAATCTTGTTCGTTAGTTCAAATCCCATTTCTGACTTTGTTTTTTTACGTAGTTAATGTCATTAATTATATTTACGCAAACTTGGCATTTTTCGTATTCCTCTAATTTTTCAAAAAAGGAAATGCATCGGTTCAAAATTGGAGTAAATTTATCTCTAGTTAGAGCAATTACATGATCTTTTGATTGTGTAGATATTTGTACCACATTAATTTCATTTATTTCTAGATTTTTGTAATTTTTTTCAATTAGTGTTAATACATTATTGTATATCTCACGTTTATGAACTTCATATATCTCCTCAATCGTAGCGTCTCCCGTGAATTGTATTTTTCTCATATCAGTTGTATTTCGCATATTTAATGCAAATATATTATACCACTTTGAGATTAAGATTTAAAAAATTTGTCCTGTAAATTTTTCATGTGTTGTATGGAGTCAGTATTAAATACATCAACTTTAATTGTGTTTCCACTTCTAGTTCCTCCATCTTGACCTGAATTCAGTCTTCTGATTTCATCAAAATCATATGCCGACTTTTTTCCGCCATTTCTATGTATGCTGAAAATATCTTCTTCTAGTTGTTTTACATATTCAGGAGATTGACGTTCAAATGTTTCGATAGCAATATCCCAAAACTGAGATGATTCAAATAGAGAAGACATATTAACTGATGTCATTGCTAAATCATCATTTCCATTTTGTCCACGATATACTCCACCCTTAGATCTACCGAACGATTGAAGTTCCGTAATTGTAAATTCGTCGTTTGGGATTATTCTATTGATCGTAACTAGGTATTTAAACTTCTCACAATATTTAATTTTGTTAGAAGGTCCTAATCTTAATCCTGGTTTAAAGTTAACTGCTGCTTGAGTATGCTTAGTGTGAACCATTTGACCTGGCCAATATTTATCATTTTCTCTAAATCTATCTAATATAATATCTCCCTTGTGATTAAGCTCTAACACTATTCTAGTTTGATCAGTATTAAACACGTTATATATTATATGTTCACATGCGTGAGAGAACTGTCCAATATCTAATTCATTAGATCTTAGGTAGCCTACTTGAACGATTGATATTGCATCCATTTCATTCTTAACGATTTCTTTCTTTTTCATAAGTTCCCTAATTGGCATACTTACTACTTTATAAATATTAAGAACTGAATAATCTGCACCAATTCCATCTGCGGTATCAATACTGAATACGTAATTGTCCATGTCCGATTTAAAATCGTCAAGCGTTCTATTTGAATAATTCTTATGGAAAAATAAATAGTCATTAATATGAGATAAATCCTCTTCTAGAATTAAATTAGTTTGTACATATGCTTTCTTAATTACGTCTAATCGTTTAAGATCTCGTGAATTAAGTAATAATTTATCAGATGAGAAAAATTGTAATCCATATTCCTGGTTAAAATCTTCTACTGAACCTAAATCGGCAATTACTTCATTTTTCCAAACATCTCCACGTCCAGGTACTTGCCACCAGTCTACTCTTAATGGAACATATCTTGATTTTTTATCGACTGCATCTTTCCAGATTTCCCAGAATTTATTTTTACCATTTGGAGTAGATGTTAAAATAATCTTACCATTTGGATCGGCAGTAACAGTAGGGAAAATTGCTCTATAAAACTCGTCAATATTTGCTTCGCTAATATGGGCAAACTCATCCACGTATAATAAGTTAACAGTAAGACCGATACCTGATTTCTTAGTCGTTGTACGACCAACTAATCTAGATTTTGAATCGAATCTTACGTTACTTGAATTGATTGATGATATTCCAGGTTTCATAAAGAATGGTAACCCCTCCATCGCAATTTTAAATTTCTCAATAAGTTCTTTCGTCGTCGTAAAGTTATCTGCCACACATAATGCAGTTTTTTCAGCATGAAATAATAAAAACCATAGAATGTATAATGCAGACGTAACGGTTTTACCAGTTTGACGACTTGCCATTAATATATTTAGATTGTTGTTATTATATGTTGCTAATATTTGTTCCTGGAAGTCCCTAAGACCACCGATGTCCCTAACTAGTTTTCTACCATCATGTGTTTGTATAATGCAATAATTAATTACGAAATATAAAAGACTTGCTTTACATTTAGCAAGCTCATTTATTTCTAATGCATTATACTCAAATGGTAATTTTTCACGTTTAAGATTAATATCATTGTCTTTAAATGGAGAGTTCTTTAGTTTTCTAATGTCCTCGACACCATTGTTAATATCTTCTACTAACTTATCAATTTTCTCAGTAGTCCATATATAACTATTACCACCATCTCCGATTGAAGATACCTTAATCGACGAGAAACTACCGGTATTTGACATTATATCTCTCATATACTTAAATTATTTCATCAAGATCAATGAACTCATCATCTATATCCTCATCAAACGTAATATCTTCATTTATATTTTTGAGTAACGCAGTTTTATTTCCTGGGTCAATTAAACTATTGTCAGTTATAATTAAATCTGCTTCAGTTACTTCAACTACTGGTAAATTGTCGATTACATTCTTGGTTCCAACCGATACAAAGAATTGTCCTTCTCCTGGTGAAGAGTGAACTTGTGCACTATCGGGGTTGGCGGGCGCTTCACTATTAAGTTTCTTATAAGTATCTTCTAGGAAAAGAACATAGTTTGCCTGCATCTTTGTAATGTTGGCCATTTTGTCCTGTAATTGTCCCATTACTTCTATTAATCTAGGGTGAGTATTTCCAGATGTAATTTCTTCCATTACTTTCATAATGGTGATTTTAAGAGTTCTTAATTGGAAGAATAGATTAGAAATATTGATCGTGTCTAATTCCTTCTTATGTCGAGCATAATCATTCTTTTCGAATATTCCAATATCCACGAAGTTTTTAAATAATGAATCAGTGATTGCTTTCGCTTTAACTGTATACTCATCGCTCATTGCTTCGAAATCATACGGACTTGGAGCTCGAGTTTCAGCAGCAAGCTCATTGTCAATTAATAGATCCTCATTTGGTTGAGAATTAATTGTGCTCAATAGAGATTCTATTTCATTTTTTAAATGAGTTCTAGTCTCTTTTCTAATTTTACCGTCTTCTGACATTTAATTAATTTTATTTTCATACTTGTCAACTGCCGGATTTGCGAATATTTTAATTTGTTTAACTGACTCAATCCAATTATAGACAATGTCGTTTATACGTTTGATAAACTTATCTAAATCTGGATTAGCGCCAAACATTTGATTAGACAGAGTGTTCTTCATGATATTGTCTCTGTAATCATATCCACGATGCAACCTCTTTTCCCTTCTCTCATAAATTGGTCTATATATGCTATCTTTTACCATAATTCTATTTATTTCATAATCGGCCTAACTACTATGTCACTTATTTTTATATTCACTGCTCCTAATGAATCCTCTGAAATTCCCGATTTGTATTCATTTCCATGTCGATCTGTAAATCCTCCTCGTATTATTGGTAATTCATTTGTGTTAATTATAATATCGTTAAACTCGTCTAATCCGACATTAGCTGAGTTTGAGTTTAGTTTCTTAGCATTTTCATTGTTCTTAGAAACTAATGTGATTGCAACTGAATCAACTCCGTTTACATCTTCGATTAATTTTATCAAATCACTTTTAGGGGTCCTTTTTCTTCTTATATTTTGAACGAAGTAATCTCCTATTGCTGAGTATATGTCATTTTTAATTAGTTCAATTGAAACATCATCAAATACAATAATTGATGTATTTAAAACATATCGCGTTATAATTGGATCTACCATCTTAATGTCTGATCCAATTAATTTAGTTCCTGATTTTTCAATATATCTTAAAATTTCCGATTGTTGATATTTACTTAATACGAATCTATCTAAATCCGCTGAAAAATAATCTTGTATGTTACTAAATGTTTTTCTGATATCTGGTATTAAAAATAGATTTAACATTCTGCTATCAAATTCGTCTAGATAAACAGATATCATCGAAAACATGTTTAATTTTCTTAGAGTTATTTCGTAATGATCTACATTAACGAGTGCAAAACTCTTAGATGTTCTAGGTGCAATTAATCTAGTCAATTCTGAACTTTCAGGATTTGCTCCAAAGAAAGGAGGATGTATAGTGTTGATAATAATATAGTCATTCAATTCTATTTCATCTCCTAGTATTGAGAATCCAGTATCTTCAAATGTAAATTTTACGCTATCTGAATCATTTGTTCTGATGTTTCCCCTTGGACCTTCATTTACGATATATTCTACAATTATCTCAGATCCACGATTAGGGACTGATCCAAATGAATTGTTTCCAAAATATATATCTAATCCACTAGTTATCCCGGTTTTAGTAATATATCCCTTAGCTCCCTTTGGAATATCTAACATCGAATCATATTTTATCCACTTTTCTCCGTTTACGTATACATTAACAAAAAAGTTATCTATAAAATAATTCTGAGGACTACCAACTGAGAAACTTTCTAATTCTCTACCTTGAGATATAAGTGTCTGTGTTTCTATAATCCCCTGTCTTACATTCAATGCTAATCCATTGTTATCTCCGTTTAGAGAGAATTTAACTTCATCTTGCGGAAGATCTAGTACATAAGTAAGTCCGTTATTTAAACAATTTACCCTAGTTAAGTTAGGAATAATTACGAAATGAACTGGAAATTCTTCAGCGTCAGTATTTATAAATAACGATATTTCGCCAATCGCTGACATTGCTCTACTTGGATTATGTCCAGCAAGTGTAGCAAGTGAATATATTGAAGTTAGTCTAGATGCCTCATTCATATTCAATTCAGTAATTGCATCTTCGATATAGAAAAATATCAACTGAGATAAATTTTCAACTACTATTAAAATCTGTCCGAATGGAGATGCTGCAGTAAACACTGACTTGCTTTGATTAAATCTACCTGATAGGTATTGAACTGTGTCTATTAATATATCCTCGACGGTCGCCTTGAGCGTCTTAAATATCTTATAGTTTCCAAGTTGTGTATTCGCTGCCATTATGATTTCTCGTCTATTTATATTATTTATACTGAAATTAAGGTGTTTAGGCTCGTTCATATTTATTTAACCCCTGATGTATCAAATAAATAAATTAAAGATTATGAATTCTTATGTACAGAGAACTAGATAAACGTAATATTTATGAGAATGCATTATTATCATTTTCATTCGAGTTTAAATCCCCGATTAGAAGAAGAGACCTCGCTTCTAAGTTATCTAAGAATTTAGGTAAGAAGATAAATTGGTTTAAAGGAGTAGATGAAAGCTTTTCTGCAAATTCAGAAATATTCAAACTTTCTAATAAATTCAATGCAAATACAAAAATGTTTGTGTTTGAAACAGGATTTATGAAATATCAAGATGCTATGCATACGATGTTGAAAACCATGAATCTCGTGGATCACTTCGGGTACACTGACGATCGTTGCGAAGTTAAAGTGAATATCTCTATAAATGAGAGACATATTGAATCAGGTGTACATATTTCTAAACTAAATAGATTCAAATATCTAATTGGATTAGATGAATCGTCTATTTTAAATGATTGGAATACAGAATCAACTGATAGACATAAGATAAATCAAAATCAATTTTTTAATATTCACGCTAAAAATCCTTATAACACTATTATTTCATCATCACTAGTTGAGAGAATGGATCCAATGGCTTTTAATTTTCCAGACTCAGAATTCTTTGGACATGATTTTTCTAAATTAAACGAGGGATATTTGACAATTAATTATATTGGCGGAAAAGATTATCAAAAAAGAAAATCTGAAGCTACTAACACTATTAATACAGTGATAAATCGATTGTATGAAACTCTTTCTACTAATTATCAATATGGAACAGATGAAAAAAGAAAGATTGAGAGAATTGTAGAAGAATACAAAACAACAGTAAAAGCAACCAAGCACCCAATGGATCTTAAAGCTAATTACCCAGATATCAACATATACTATAATTTAAAGTCTATGGCATATTTGATAGAATCCAATTATCATCACTTTAGAGATAAGATATTTGAATTGCTTGTATTCGGAGGAGTATCTGAAGCAGATATTAATTATGATAATGATAGAAAAATCATTCAGGTAAAGGATGCTACGATTCATAAGAATGTAATCATAGAGAATTTCGAATTTTATAATTGTGTAGTTGAGGCAGATGCTAGGAATTGCCTATTTAGTAACTGTACGATTAAGAATTCAAAATTAGAAAACTGTGATATTGTATCTGGTAACTATATTAAACAATCAAAAATAATTGAATGTAAATATCACGGATCTGATAATGAAATAGCAAATAGTTATTTAAATAATAATCCAAAGGATATGATCGATGCTAAACTTACCAACTGTCTTGTTGCAAAAGGAAACTTTACATTAGCATCAGAAGTAGATAAGTATACGATAATACTTAAATAAGCATATGGTTAATTTTGTAATGCTCTTATTGACAGTATCGTTAATAAATAAAATAAAATAGAGGATAACTAGATGTCATCAATATACACTAATTTAGAAGGAATACGACAGTTAAGCAATTCAAGTTTAACTTCGATAATTGATGTCACTAATTTAAACTTTAAGAATTTATCCAACGCAAACCTTACATTTTTAAAGAATATCAAATATGATGAATCTGCAAATGATCTCACTGTAAATAAGGGTACATTTAGAAACGTTGAATTAACAGATAAAATTTCATTTACACTAGATGGAATTCCTACTTTTACAATAAATTCATTAGGTAAAGCAGAGGGACAAGAGTTACTAGTTGTAGTTTCAGAATCACAAAGACATAGATTTACAGATTTTAATGATTGGCCAGAAGTTGGAGTACCGGGTGAAGTAATTTACACAGGAATTCAAAACAATCGACCTGAGTTCGGAGAAGATTTTATAGGTTATCTTGACGGAAGAGGTTGGGTAAGTTTAACAAATCTAACTGCACCGGTTAATGGAATATATTTTTTACCAGAAGCAGGTAGCCCACTTATTATTCCAACTGTACCAAACGGACGTGGATTAATATGGATTGGACCTCCTGGGGTACAAAATAAGTACGAACCAGTAAACACAACAGTTTACTTTACAGATGATGAAGGTAATACGTACGACATCATGACAGATTTTGCTTGGGAAATAATAGGAGAAAACGCTAAGTTCAAACCTGTTGGAAAAGCAATAATAGGTGACGTATTCAATCCTGGAAAATTTCAATTCGTAGATAACAATCAATCAGCAGGTTATATATTACATGCAGATGGAAATGGTAATGCATATTGGGGACCTAATGTAGGACCAGGAGGACCAGGAGCAGCAAATTACTCATATTGGGAAATTAAGGATTATCTGGAAGACGTTACTCAAACAGTGTATCATAATTTACAGACATTAAATGTAGTAGTTAATTTAATCGATGTTACAACTAATGAGAAAGTAGATGGTCATGTAGATAATTACCAAACTAATTCAATCAATGTTACACTAATAGAAGACAATCCTAATGTAAAAGTGGTCGTATTAGGTGCAGGTGGAGATGGTGGTAGTGGAGGAGTAACCTTCTTATCAGAATTAAATGATGTGACACTCATGTCTCAGATTTTAGATGGAGATGTGTTAATATACAATTCAATGAGTGGACAATGGATCAATTCTCCAAATATAGTATCACAGCCTTCTATACAAACGCCAGATGATAAGTTTTTAAATGCAATTACAACAGATGCAGACGGAGATCCTGCATCAGTAGGAACAATCACTAATACACCGATTGATGGATGTTATGTTGAGGTTAAGATTAACGGTATTGAATATGAAGTAGGAAATGGAGTAACAAATAAAGTTTGTTATTTTGCTAATCCTGCTACTCCAACGTTAGCTAGAGGATTTTCATCAGCTCATGCAAACGGACAAGTTCAAGCAGGAGACCGGTTATATTGGAATGGATCAATTATAGGATTTCAATTATTAAATGGTTGGAGAGTGTCGTTTCACTACTTAAATACTTAACGTAAGAATAAATAAATAAAAATAATTAACAAGAGAAATGGGACAAACTAGATTAAAGCAAATTTTAAAAGATTCGCAATTTGACTTTACGTCATTATTTAAAATAACTAACCTTGCAAACGGTACAGCATCAAACGATGCTGTTAACTTTGGGCAATTAAAATCAGTAGTTGACACTATTAATGGATTAGAATGGCAAAATTCAGCATTGGATTATGTTACTGATAACACAGCAGTACCGGCAACTGAGGTACTAGGAGACCGATATATATTATCTACTACCGGTGGAACTCCAAATGCGGCATGGGACGGAGCTGTGATAGGAAGTATTGTACAATTTAATGGTACCATATGGATTGCTACATCTCCTACTACTGGTATGTTTATATCAGCAGATAATGAAAATACACTGTTGTATTACTGGGGAGGATCTGCATGGACAACTAAAGAATTTGAATCAACTACAGCATCTACTGGATTAACTAAAGTAGGATTTGATATTAGGTTAGATGCATCAGCTGCAGGTAATGGTATCGGATTTTCAGCTGGAGTTCTTAGCTTAAACCTAAGTGAATTAACAGGAGCGGTAATTGATGTTTCAGCAGATTCAATTGCATTCTTAGATGTAACAGATAGTTCAACTAAATTGGAATCAGTTTCAGATTTTGTAAATATTATCGCAGGTACCGTAACTACTTCAGGTCTATCTGCAACTAGTGGAGTTTTAAGTTTAAATATCAATGGATTAACAACAGACACTGCGTTAGCTGGAACTGAAGTATTTGCAATGTTTGATGGTGCAAATAAGAAAATAACATGGACTAACATGTTAACTGCTATTGATACTTCAATATTTACGGCTGCTAATTTTGTTGACGGAACTACTATTGATTTTACCGTTACTTCCGGAGCATCAGTAACAGCATCAGTAAAAACAGAAAGTTTAACAGCAGCATATTTGAATGACGTTAACGTTCCTACAGCAGGTCAGGTATTATCTGCAACAACATCAGTATCAGGAACAACATTCACATGGGTTGACAACGGAATAGCAGGTACTCCAAAAAGAGTAAGAGCAGCTGCACACGCAGTAGCTTCAGGAGAAGGAGTTGCAATAACTGACGTATTTGGATCAGATGATCCATCAGCAGATATTATTCCAATGGTATTTGTAAATGGAATCGCAGTATTTATTGGAGACGTAGGAGACGAAGCTACAGCAGACTGCTGGTTTGCAGAATCTGGAGTAAATGGGACGGCAGTTTCATTTGCTAATATTAATGGAAACGAAAACTTAGTATGGGATGTAGTTAATGCAAATTATGCATTAGATACAAATGATACTATTGAAGTTAGATACACAGTATAATATAACAATCAATAATATGGGGAAGATAGTAATTGTATCTTCCCCTTTTTTACAAAAATTAATTAACACATGTCAGACGCGACCAGAGTAAAGCAAATAAAAGGAGACACAGTAGGTAGTGTTCTATTTATTGGTGCAGGCGGACAAGCTACAGAGAAAAATTCTAATTTATTCTGGGATAACACTAATAATTATTTAGGTGTAGGAACATCAACTCCAACAGCTAAACTTGAAATTTCAGGAGATATAAAAACAACAAACAACAACCTAAAATTCACAGGAAATTCACTATATGCAGGAAACGCAGATGCATCAACAATAGCATACACTCCATCTGACGGTATAAGTTCTATCACAGATGTAAGATCAATAACGTCGGATTGGGCAAGTACCGCTAAATATAATGGTCAAACATTAGAAAGATGTACAGCTGGAGAAACAATAACAAAAGGACAATTAGTACATTTATCTACCCGTGGAGAATGGTTGTT